GTGCGGGTGGATCTGTGCGTCCAAATGATCAAAACCATCGCGCCAATCGGAGAGTGGCATGTAATTGTCGATGCCGATAAAGGCGCAGGCTTCATGGGCCCAGAGAGGATCAAGATGGAAGAAAAGGTCGCCGCTATCATCTTGTGGCCTGAAGCCAAAATACTCGGACCAGTCGGCGGCATAGGAGAGCTTGGCATCTGCTCCCAAAACAGAGCGCACATCACTTAAGAGACTGGCCCATAGATCGACGGTGGGAAAGCTGTTTGCCGCACTTCGCACCTGGTTAAGGCCGCGCATTTCTGAGCCAATGAGAAATGCATCGACACCACCGGCAGCTTTGCAAAGATGCGCGTAGTGCAGGATCATCCGGCGCAGGCCCCAGTCACCCGGTGGTCCACTCCAGGAGATATTTGCTCCGCTTACACTGAAATCTCCAATGGAGGTAGAGCCAAACAGCGCAGACACTTGTCCTGCTGCTGCTTCATTCTTGTCTACCGAGCCAGCAAAGCCGGGAGCTGGGGTGCACGTTATCCTGCCGCGCCAGGGATAGGCGGGTTGCCCGGTTGTGCTGGCATTATCGCTGTAAGGATCGGGCAAGGTATTGTCTGGCGGAATATCCATCAGGATGAAAGGATAGAAGGTCACTCGCAGACCACGTGCTTTGATCTCTTTGATTGCCTCTACAACAGAAAAATCAGCTGGTGTGCCGCCAAAGATCGGATCGCCCTTATCATCACGGCTCACCAGAACAGCATCAGACCTGCTGATGCCATTGACGCTCCATGACGTGCTGGCGTTCTTGATCGATTGATCAACGCCGGGACGGATCTTGCAAGTCCCACACCTAAGGTCATCGCCAAACCAGGCAACCACAAGTGAGATACTTTGGATATTTGGGGCCGAGGCCTGCAAGCGGTCTAGAGCACCGATGAGATCGGCTTGTGTTGCTTCTGCATTTACGTTGATGCCGGTTGTCTTGGCGCCGCCTTCGGTTTTGGTCACCTGCCGTGTGGCGTAGACATACTCGCCTGATGCTGGGATTAGCGTGATCGACTGCAATCGTCCTTCCGGTGTGTCGTCTAACAGTGGGCGAAACACTTCCACCGTGATCTGCGGAATGCGGTTGCCATAGCTTTCCAATAGCAGCTCTTCAAAGACCAGATAGGCTGTGCCGCGATAGGCCGGTGCCGCGTTCATCCTGGCCTTGATGAAGGGATCTGGCTCTTGGGCCTCATCGCCTGCATACCAGCGCCAGGTGACACCTTGCAGGTCCATGAGCTCACCATCGGCCCAGATGCGGCCAATGCCGGTAAGAACTCCTTCGCAGAGTGCAATGGCAAACGAGGCATAATAGGCATAGGTGGTTGTTGTGACCTTTGGCCCTCCGCCCTTGCCTCCACCTTGGGTTTGCTGGTTGATCTCTTCGCGAAAGTCCGTGGCCCAGATGATGTTGCCGCCAATCCTCATGCGGCCAAATACACGGGGGATGACGGCACCTTCCGTTGAGGTGGTGATCTGGAGGCGGTCGAGCCGCTGGCCCTTGATGGTTTGATCGGGAAGCGTTGTGCTGATCAGCCAGCTGTCAATATACGAGCCAGCTGCAGCACCAATCGCACCGCCAATGGTGGCTGCGGTTATGCCGAGAAATGAACCGCCGATGGCCCCGCCCACGGCGGTGCCAACAGCGCCAAGGACAAGTGTGGCCATGGAGAATCCTTAGTTTCGAAGGAACGTACACGAGATACAAAGCTGCACTTTTCCAAGAAATGAGCTTATTGTACTTTGCAACTTATTGGGGTTATTTCACTACGCCAGTTGTGACAGGAGTTAGCTGTGACTGATCAACTCATTGATGAGATTAGCCGATGTCGGGACTCTGATCCTGTGAGAGCGCTTAAGCTCCTTGAAAAGTTATCCGACTCTCCTCGAGAGATGATAATCAGAGCGATCACATTGATTGACTGCGGTGATGCAATCCACTGCTACGAAAGTGTACGCGAAGGTGTTGAAATATTAGGGCAATATGAAATTGCGCGAGCAGGTACGTTTGAGCAAGCTTTTAATCTGGCCAACGGCCTACAGATAATGTCACGGTTAGTTTATGGCCCTTCATGTGCTTTCTTAGGTGAAACACCATTGAACCGGTTTCGGGCTAGAGTATTATTTGGCAAATCGATTAGTTCTGAGAGAGATCCTGATAAGCTAAAAACCCAAGCTTCTACAAATATTGGCATATTACTTCAAGAAGAAGGGAGATGGATCGAAGCACTTGATTGTTTCCAGAGTGCCGTTCAGCTTTATTCTCAAAATGGTGTAGCCGCATTTCAAGAAATGCGATCTCTGATGAAGTTTGTGAGTTTAGTTTGGTCTCGGCATGACACATACAAAAGCTACACGCATGTAGACGCGACAGTTTCACGAGTACATGACTTGGCCTACCTGGTGGAGGGAAACTATTCGACAATCAGAGAATTTTCTGGGCCCAGTGCGCTACCAGTAGTTCAGAAGGCGGTACAGAATGCGAAAGCGGCCTCTACGGTACCTAACTACCCTCCTCAGGATCCGTACTTTCAATTTGTAAAGAACAATAATCTCTCACTATCTGTTTGCTCTAGCTCAGAAGAATATGCCAACGGGCGATTTGATCTCCTTTCTATCCCTACATTGTCGCAAGACAAAAATGATCCTCATCTGGTTCCTGAGGTATTCGGGATGATGAACATAGTTAAATCTGATTTTGCCCTTGCTCGGCAGATGTTTTTTGAATCTTCCAATTGTGAATGGGACAGTGTTTTCAGGGAGACCACTTCGCATAGCGATACATTAGATTATGGATTGTATGGGGTGAGGTACTCTGCTTTGACCACCGCGCAACGTATCGCTTACGATATTTTCGACAAAATTGCAGTTCTAGCATCAACTTATTTAAATGTGCCTCGGGCGCATCAAACGGACTTCCTAAAAATGTGGTGGAAGTTCAAGAAGAATAAGAACGATAAACAGGAGTTCAAGCCAGAAATAGAGCGTGAACTTCGATTTGGGAATTCTGGTCTCATGGCTTTACTAAGCCTTTCAAATGACCTCACAAAAAACAAAACCTTAGGAAATGGGTATTTAGAGAAACATCGATCCTTCAGAAGGTCTTCAACTCACAGATTTACAGTCCTACACGATGAAGGCGGTTCCGACCTACTCTCAAACTCGAAAGCGATTGAACATGAAAACATCATGAAGTTTGAAGGTTTGTGTTTGAACACAATCAAGCTCGCAAGAGCGGCAATTTTCTATCTGGTCGATACCATTATTTGCATCGAAGACCGAAAGAATAATGAGTCTGGTGCTTTACGAATTACTTCTGAAGTTCCAGATCATGACAGGGTGAGAGGTCGCAAAAAATAACCGTTATGCTGTTCATCTCCGGAACATAAACCCAAAAGCCAGCCTTCGCCTCCACGCTGAGGCGAGTTGCTGCTCGATCACCCCAACCCGCTCATAAGCGTGGATGAAGTGGTTGGCATCGCTCATGATCCCGCAATGCTTGGCGATGGCAGCATCCTTCATCCGAAACAGCAAAATGCAGCCGGGCTTGATTTCCTCAAGCGCCACCGGCAGCAGCCACTTGTTTGCCCCTTCCGCTAAAACCTCTGTGTTTCCGGCTTCCCCCCAATCCCGTGTGTAGGGCGGGATGTTGGTGGGCTCATCACCCATGACCTCACGCCAGACACCACGAATGAGCCCAAGACAATCGCAGCCCACGCCGCAAACGCTGGCCTGATCGTGATAGGGTGTGCCGATCCAGCGCCGTGCTGCTGTGATGATGCGCTCTGCCTGATCCTCGTTCACAGCGGCGCGCCCTTATGACCTCGGCTGTTGGCTGCATACCGGATCAGCGTGTCATTGCCGGGAATATGCGGAAAGCCGCGATAGTTATCGCCGTTGCTGAACTTTTCCAGACAAGTTTGCCAGAGCTTGTCACAGCCGGCTTTAATCTGGAAAGTATCTCCTACCTTGATTGGTTGCACCGGCGCTTCCAGCAACGTGACTATGGTGACGCCGGAGGTGAACTCATGCCGTGAGATTTCCACCTGACGACCTTTGTTACCTCCGCTCTGCCAGGTGAGCAGCCCAAGGGCAAACCAGTCTGCTGCAAACGCATCCATACCAGAGACGACAAAGCCATGATCGCCGATGAGGCTGGTGACGGTGCCTGTGGCCTGAAACTGTGATGTTTCCAGATTGACTTTGCAGCGGCTATCGCCAAGGGCTGCATCACAAGCGTTCTGGAAGGTGCGGCCCACGCTTTGCTCCAGCACATGTGCCATGCTGCGGACTTCCGCGACAAAGGCGGTTTTGCCACGCCGGATCTGGCCGATGGACCCGCGCCGCATTAAGACACGTTCCTCTGTGTTCTGCCAGTTAACGCGCCAGACTTCCACTCTGGCATTGTCCCAGAGACCGGCAAAGATATCGCTCTCAGAGATGCGATGGGAAGAAAGCACGCCTTCCGCTTCCTGTGCATCAACAGCAAGGCCAGAAGAGGCACGCAGTTCTGACGGAATGAGGCCGGTCTGAGGTTCAAAGCTGACACCGGCAAAGTGTAGGGCCAAGTCATGGTCGGTAAAGCCAAAGGCCACGCCATCCTTGCGGGTTAGCCGCCAACACCAGCACAGCGTTGTGGTTCCACTGGCAAGATGAGCGGCCAGGTCTTCAGAGAGTTTTTTCATGGATGTCAGGTGTCCCGAACTTCAATCAAGGGAATGGAGGTGATGGAACCAAGGCGTTCCAGATCCAACGTGACGTCAATGCTGTCGGTGTCAAAGCGGCAGGGTACGTCGAACTCAAAGCCAGCGGTGATGATCGCTCCTTTTGCCGGAGCGCTATCAAAGCTGACGAGACCGGTGGCAAGATCAGCTGTCCAGCCACTTGATCGCTCAGTCCCGTTCACAGCCAACCGGATGCTGCCAGCAACAGGTTTCCTGATGGAACGCCAGTATCCAAGCGCCTCGGTGCCGAAAAGCTTGCGCAGCTGGAACTCGGTCTTTGTCCCATCGCCCATACCCAGCAGCTGATCCAGAGGCGAGATGGCTTTGGAGGGCAGGGAGCTTTTGTAGTCAGCCCAGTCCTTGAAGCGGAACGCATAAAGGCGACCATTGCGGGCTTCAAAGAAGGCGGTCACCTCTTGCAGCTGATCACTACTGCGAATGCCAAAGGCAACATCATATTCGCGCCTTGAGTTGGCCCAGGAGGCATTGCGTTCCTCAAATCCGGAATAAAGCTCCACCACTTGCGTGCGGCGGCGCGGTCCACCTCTGGCACCACGGCTGATCTTTTCCGGGAAGCGCACATCGTGAAAGACCATCACAGTCCTCTGCGGCCACGGGCGACCGCCCGCTGAACGTCAGCAGCAACTTGCGTTCTGGACTGGCGGAAGGATTCCACATCGCGGGTTTGGATGTTGACGATCACAGGCGGCATGGATTGCTGCCTCTCCCCGCGGCCTCTGAACTCATCAATGATGCGTTCTTGCGGGTGCATGAGAGCCATAAAACCACCGCGGCCATCAAGCCCGCCATTGCGCGGTGCCGAGCCCGTATGCCCGCCGCCAGCAAAACTTGTGGCAGGTGTCAGGAATGATTTGAAGAAACCTGCCAACAGGTTTTGCAGACCACCTGATGGATTGCTCAACCCACCTGAAAGACCCGAGGCAATGGGCCCGAAGATAAAACGCCGTGCCGCAAGCTTTGCCATGTCGGCAATCAGCGAAGTGATCAGGCTTTTAAACTCCAGCTTGCCGGATTGGACGAAGTTCGCGATGGCTTGCTCCCCATCAGAGAACACTTTGACGATGCGATCACCGAAAGCAGCGCCAATATCACGGGCACTGGCCACATAGGCATCAAGGGAGGCAAGAGCTGCTTCCCATCCAGTCTTGGCTTCCTCTGCAGCTTTCTTGACTGCCTTGCCGGTCTTGTCTGCTGTCTCTGCAATGCGGGTGAGAGCATTTTGCACGGCGCGCGTTTTGATGGCAGAGAACAGCTCACCCATGGGATCCTGTTTTGAGATTTCCCGAACGCGCTCATCCAGAGCTTTGGAGGCAGCTGCCACCTGACCGGCATAAGGATTGGCGATCTGTTCAATCTGGATGTTTTTGAGCTGGCCAATGCGGAAATTCTCATCAAGGCCTGGAATATTGGATAGAACCCGGTCGGCGGCCTGGATCAGCGTATTGAGGCCCTCAATGGTTTTGCTGATCATCAGATTGATACCGCGGATGACCGCATTGGTGGTACCGATCATGACAGCTGCAAAGGCTGCCGGAAGCTGCTCCCATATGGTTTTGATGATAACATAGGTGATCTTCATCTCGTTGATGATGAAGTTTCCGGTGGCTTTGGTTGCCACGACAACACGGGTCCAGGTCGCCTCAAACCAAGGCGCCAGCGCGTTGATGATGGGGGCTATGAGGCTATTAAAACCATCACGGATAAGCTGCCAAACAGCGAGCAGCGTGTCACCCATGGTGACTGAGACATCGGTGGTTTGATTGATCTCATAGGTCAAACCTGCAAGGGCGGCTGTCACCACTCCAACAGCGACAGCCACCGGCCAGAACCTGCGGGCTGCACCTATGAGGAGAGATCTTAAGTCCTTAAACGCTCCAGAAACCCCTCCATTGCCAAAGCCATAGATCTGGGCAAGCTGTGTGCCTTGCTGAACCAGCACCAGAAATGGGTTCTGCCCGCCTGCCAGCGAGACGCCGATATCATTCACCTGAAAGAACATTTGCTGCAGGCGCAGTGTCGCTCCTCGCGACGCACGCGCCATGCGGGTCAAAGTGGTGGTTCTGTTTTTCAAAACAGCAATGCTCAGCAAAGCTTCCCGGCGCTCACGAGAAATGGCAGCTGTCATCTCATTTACAGAAAGCGCTCCCTCCAGATGGGCAGCTTTGATTTCAGAAAGGGCTTGGCGGTACTTACGGATGACACCGAAGATTGGATTGTATCTTGCGCGTAGATCATCCAGTGCTTGGCCTTGCGCCAAATACGCGGCGGTGGTCTTACCAATGGCGGGTGTCACACCGGTCATGCGGTTGATCTGATCAATCAGTGGCGTTGTAGCAGATGCTGTGGCTTTCAGCGCATTGGCTGAACGGGCAGCTTTAGCGGCAAGCTGCTCTAACTGTTCCCGGCCTCGGGCAATAGCCAAGGAGACCTGATCCAAGCCTGCATTAGCGGCCTCGTTGGCAGAGCCAATCTGAGTAAGGGCTGCACTGCCGGACTTACCAATGGCAACAAGATCGTCTTTAAGTGCTTTACCGCCAATAGCCGCCAGTCTGACAGAGACCTTGCGCTCAACCATCTGCCTGTAGCCTCTCGTTGATCTTAGCGCAGGCGATTTGCTCGACCTCTGGAAGGATCAAGGCTGCGAGATATGGATTGGCACCAAGACCATCAGCAAGGTTCAAAGCTGCCACCATGTCCCAGCCCACCACCACATAACCATTCATCGAAGAAACCGTGCGCACTTGTCCGCCCAATCTCATGACAACCTGCCAGAGCCGTCTGCCTTGTTGGGTTTGCGGCTGGTTTTGCCGCTGCGGGCAGTCTTTGCATTTACTGGGGCACGCGCTGCAATACTCGGCGCCGCCACTGAAGTGCCATTCAGCAAGGGCGCTAAGGCGTTTTTTTCTGAAGTAATGATCTCGCCCACCTGAAGCCAATGCTGCATGTAATAAAGTAGCCAGGCATCGGCTACTTGTGGGTGGCGCAAGAATGCTGCGATGTGGTCAGGTGTCAACTGTGACTTGGTGCCTGCTTCATCTTCAACACCTTCCCAATCCCGTATGACTTGCTCTGCAACGACTAATGAGAGAACGCGAGCAAGCTTGGAGGCTTTGCCGGGCTCAAGGGCCTCTGACAGGGTTTCATTTCCAGCAAGAGCCGTCAGTCGCTCATCCTCACGGGCTGCGTCCATGATGTCGGTGACGGCAGGATCGGCCAGAACCCGAATGCCAGCTTCGGGGATGAGGTCATACCATTTGGGCTCTAAGCTGAGATCAAGGCGCATGGCAGTCTCCTTGTCGCGTTTTCCCGAAAAGTGGGTTCAGTTTTCGGATAAGAAAACGATCTAAACTGATGGGTTGTCATAGGAAGCAACATCATTTTGAAGCGTGGCGGTTGCCATTCGGCCCAAGGTCTCATCACGGGCCGCTTGCCAGGCAAAACTCACCTGAACACCGCCAGGACCTTCAATGGTAAGCTTAGGCTTGGGCAAGTACACTGCATGGGCAACAAGCTCGAAACTAGTGTCACTGCCCAGCGCATAGCGGAAACTCAGTTTGCAGGGATCGCCAGAAAGTGCCTGGGACAGCAAGGTCTGGTCAGCAAAGCGCACATCGATGGTGCCAGACAGCATGGCCATCGCCGGATCTGCGCCATCAATCATGCCGTCACCGCGGATAGTCTCAACGGGTTCTAGATTGTTGGTGTAGGTGATTTGGCCAGAAGTGATGTTGCCGAGCTGAGTATCGTTACGCAGGATGGAGCCGCTAAACGAGCCAAACCGTTTGAGGGGCAGCTGTTCCAGATCTCCGGTGTTGGAGCTGGTGCCAGTAACTTCGCCCTGAGCAATCAAGTTGAGGGTGGCCGTCACCAGTCCGGAGCGCTGCATGGTCCAGCTGATGGAGTTGGCCCTGCATCCGGTGTTCATGGCAAAGTAGGGTACATCCGGCATGCCCACCTCAATGGCAAGACTGGGCAGGTCCCATTTGCCACTTTGAAACTCATGCGAATAGGGCGCTGCAGAACCTGTTGTTTCCGGTTCGCCGAATAGAGCTTTTAGCCAAATGCCGAGATAGCGCACATCAATGGGCATGCTGATATCGCCTTCTGTGGTGATGGCATCTTTGACCGGCGGATAGGGATCGCGGCCCTGACCCAGAAGCTCGCTTTCCAGCAAGGGCTGTTCGCTGCCGAGATTGGAACTGGCAAAGGGCAGTTTCCAATAGGACCCAGCAGCTGGTGCTGTGCCATAAGTGGCTTCAAAGGCGGCAGCGATAACAGAGCGGGCACCTCGGGCACGGGCCATGACTAGTCCTTTCTAGGCAAGAGGATCGGATGCGGCGTAGATGAGTTTGATGGTGACGGTTGCAGCCTTGATGGTCTCTGTGCCGTCCACTGCCAGATCAATAGGCGCTGGGGCTTCAGCTTCCACGTAATCGCACAGGCCGCCAAGATTGCGGTCAGCTGCAATCGCTGTACCCACCGCCTGCTTCAGAGCATCAAAGGCAGTGTCCCGCGCATCAGCTTCACGAGCTTCAACCAGCAGATCCACTTCAGCGCGGTGTTCATAAAGATACGTGGGCGGTGAGAGCGTGACCTCCGGCTCACCCGGATCGCCATCGCGCAGGATCAAGATGCCTGCTTCAGGAATGCGTTCAGGATAGGCTTCGTTGCGTAGGAGTTTAACGTCTGTAGGCGTGTTGCTTTGCAGCATCTCGAACAAAGCGCTCAGCACTTGCTCAGAGGTGCTTAAGCCCATCAGCGGTCCTTCCAGTTGGCAACAATCAAACCGGGCAGACGGCTTTCCCAAAGCTCGGTATCACGGTCCAAATCCAGGCGTTTCTTGAGTTTGACTTGAGGCACCAGCAAAAACACAGGGATGGTCTGCGCCCCGGTCAGGATACCATCCTTGCGCCGCCGGCCCCCTTTCTTTCCAATGCGCCCACGTTTGGTAAAGCGGGCATCCTCTGCGACCAGCAACGAGGGCTGTCCGCGCCGATAGACAAAGCGCAGACGAAATCCGGTGCGCCGTTCAAAACCGCCAGGGGTGATGCGTTTGTTTTGCGGGCCGCGCATGTTGGCGGCAAGGCCAATGGGAATGGCTAAAAAGAAGCCGTCATTGGAGCGGATGAGAACGCCGCGATCATGAGCATCCACTACCTTGCTGGCCCGGCTATAAACCAGACTGGCTGCCTTGAGGCTTTTACCCCGCAACGGATAACTCTGCTGTCGGATGGTTCGCGCCAGTTTAGTGCCAAGGCCAGCACTTTGGATCTGCGAGCGCCAATCTTCCTTGAGCCCCCAACCGGCAGAGCGAATGCCTTTGGTGACAGCGTGCTCGGCAAGCTCCAGCTCTTTTACCATCAGGTCTTCTGGGGAGCCGTTGACCTTGACGAGGAGCTTCATAAGCTGGCAGCTTCCCCCTGCCAGATAAGTCGCTCACGGTCTCTGGCTGGTTCGCCGGTAAGCTCGTAGACTTGCCCTGAAGGAGTGGCGTCTTCGGCTAAGAGCTCGAAGGTATCGTGTTTGGATAGCTCAGGGACTTCGCTTACCCGAACATCAATGAACATGGCATCTTGGCGAAACCTGCCGCTATTGAACTGCTGCAGGGCGTCGGGGGAGCGCAAGATAATGCGCACAGGTATGCTATCAACTTTGCCTTGTTTTCGATAAAGCGCAGAATACGCCATGCTGTCATCGGCAAAAATCAGATCGATCGCCGACTTGAAAAACTCCATCAGCCAAACGAGCTGTTAAGGCGTACTTTGCCAAGGGTGTCTGTTGCCCCACCGCCAACTGCTTCAGTCGCAGCCCCTATGAGTGTGTTGTTGGTAGCAACGTTGGTGCAGTGTTTGGCCGTGTTGTCCCAATAGACAGCAGCGCCCAAGCTCCAGGCTTCTGATGGCGCTTTGGCGAGCTCATAGGTGCCGACCAAATTGAGGACACCGCTTGTGTTCTCAGCGATATCGCCAGCGGCAACGCCGAAGATGGTGCCGAGTAGGATGCCAGATCCTGAGGTGATCGACGCGCCGGTGTCGTTGGTGAACGTGAGCGCGTTTCCTTGAGTGATGAAGTTCTTCATGGGGGACCTTTGGGATGGAAACAAGGGTGAGAAAATGAATGCGGCGGTGAGAGAGCACCGCTGAGATTGTGCTGCTGGTAGGCGCCAATCTACGCCATTGATTAACTTATGTCCGGCTTAGATGCATTCGTTTTAGCTGGCGGCAATTCGGACATTTATTGAAAATAGGAAAGATTGTTTCTTACAGATTGCTACTTATTTAAAAATATAGACCTTTAATTGTATTTCATGCTACTAAGTTCCTGTAGAGATTTACGGACTACTTATTAGATATTTGACCTCCAGCTGTTTTATTCCTTTATAAGAAACCGATAATAATTGCCGATTTTCAGTGCTAAAAAGGCACTGTTTAGACTAATGATATGTATAGGTAACATGAATACTTCTTTCCCTAAATGGGTGTTTGATTTTCCGGAAAATTACAGTTGGACTTATGATTTCGTACTCAATTATGGGTCTAATGATTTCGTCATTATGATAGATGAGGATGATGGGCAGCCTCCCTATTACTCTTGGTATTCCCCTCATCTCGAAGAATTATCGGATGTAGATTTAATGGCCCACAGAGCTGCAGCGTTGAAAGCTCTTTTCGATGGTGCGATGTTACTTCATCGGCGAGGGAGTTTCTATCACCGTGGGATTGTCGCCCCGAATGGCACATCGTCAAGCTCTTTCAATAAAAATATTGAATTTCCTTTCGAGCCCTTTTCTTGCAATTGGAAGTCTTCCAACTGCAGCGACCACTCCCGTCCTATACGGCATGTCGTCAGCCGAAACATCCACCTCGCACACTATTGTGATACGATAAAAAACATGCTGATTTTTCTCGGATACAATGGAGTGAGCTGGATTACTCTTTATGCAATGAAAGATTTTATTAAGTCTTTTGGTTGGGATGATAATAAAATTGCAAATGCCTCTGGATGCAATACCCAAAAGCTAAAGTTGTTTAGTCAAACAGCAAACAACTTTGCTGCGATTGGTCCACTAGCACGGCACGGTCAAACAGGGTGGCAGCCTCCATCTGTTCCAATGTCTCTACATGATGCAACCGAGCTGATATTGAGTTGCGTTGATGCCTTTTGTGAAGAGAGAGCACATCAAAAAGGGGTAGGTAAACCTTGAAATGATGAGCCCTAAGCGAGATTATGCAAGCTACCCATTGTGTTTCTATATTCACAGCCGCTCCGTCTGCTCGACACAAGTATGAACTGAAACAGAAGTTTCAGTCATGAGGGCTTTTATCTATTTTGTGCAATGCACATATTCACTTGAGGTTGCCATGGACAAAGCAATAGGGGACATATTCTCTCCAACACCTTGCTCTGGAAGAGCCTGACAGACGTGGGTGCGTCTTGAGCCTCCAGAACGTTACGAAGCTGTCGCTCCAGGGTTCTTGTAGAGCCCGCGGTGATCAATGGCCTTGGCGGCAAAGTCGTGCCGAGCCTTGATCTCGATGCCATCCACCTCAAAGCCTGTGCGGGTTTCTGTAAAGACGCCTTCCTGCCCTTCCAGATAGGCGAACTCCACCGTATCAATGCGTGCCGGATCTGCAGCCATGAACCAGGGATCCTGGCCTGATGCTGGAATGAGGCGCGGCTCTTCGATGGGTTCCAAGCGTCCGGCGTACGCATTCACATCTGCGGTATTTGCGGGTGTGGTGGCAGTAATCTGCTTGCGTGCTTCGACTGACCGTGGACCCGGCGGGGTGATGATGTAACGTGGCTGGATGGAAATCAGTCTGCCTTCAAGCCCCTTGTGTTGACCAAAAGCTCGATAGGCTACGGTGAGCGAGGTCTCGTCAATCCGGGCAGCAGTTCCCAGATTGTTATGTTTTGCATGGAATAACGCGGTACCATCCTGCATGACCGGATTGTCCTTGAGGATGGCGTAGACGATGTCGCTTTCAAGGTCTGCGGCTGAGGCTCCGAACGAGCGCGGAATGCGGGTAAAAGCATCCAGATCATCATTGATCAGCGCCTGTCGGGTGATGGCGATGATCTTGCCGTAGGTGGCCAGTGCATAGACTTCCTTGCCTTCGCCCATGGTTCCGTATTGGAACTCACCAGATTCCAGCACTTTTTGTAAGTCAGGCGCACCGCCAAGCTGGGTGCGCTGTACGGGTTTGAAGTCAACGATGGTTGTACGCCGCGCCCAGGGGCGGAAGGTGCGCGGGGTGATGTCATAAGAATCGCGCAAGGTCTTGCCGGCCACATTAGCTAGGATAGCTGGAAAGTCTGAGGTTGCATGATAGCCAGCTGAGCGCATGGCAAAGGCGGCGGTGGCGAGCTCCATCTTGCTCATGCCAAGGGTGCTGAAACCGCGCCTTTCCAAAGCATGGCGAGCGAGTTCCAAAAGCGTCATGCCACGGAATTGCCGGGCGTCCTCATTAAGTTTGTTGAGATCGGGCGATGCGCGGTGTTGCAATGCATTGGTGAGGGCATCGCGATAAGAGATCTCTCGAGTGTCTTGTCCTCGTGCTTCTGCTGGGGCAGGCTCTGTGGTTTTACCTTTGAGCGGATCGGCCTCATAGATCTTGTCGAGTATTTCAGAGCGGGCGGTCTCCAGGGACACGCCACGGGTGATGAGATCATCTGAATAGCTTTCTTCCAGTTTATGACGCCGGCAAAGCTGAGTGATGGTGCTGACGCGGGTGCGCTCTTCTGCACGCACGCTCTCAACGTTTGGTGCTTCCTCCGTGGGCACTGAGGGCGAAGCTGTTTGCTCTAGTGTTTTCGGAGGGTTTGTCCTTGTCTTATCTTCTGCTGGTGGGGCTTTGGGCGTATCGGGCATCAATGCCTCCTTGGGCGAGGGGGAGAACGGCACACTGCGAATAAGGGTGCAGGGACTGAAGGAGTGGGGCATTTCTCCTATGGCCCGTGTTTGCGCACCCGGATCAGCTGGAATGGCGACTGCTGAGACTTCCAGAGGCTCCCAGTCGGTGGCTCGCCAAAGCTCGCGCTTGCTTTTCTGTTCGGTGATCTCGTAAGAATGCACCCGGTAGCCAACAGAGACACTACGAACCGAACCTTCCAGGATGCGCTGGACAATGCCAGAGGCATCAGGCGCATCCGTCAGCCGGATCGTGGCAAAGCCTTTCCCGTCTTGAAGTCGTACGGAGCCAGGAACTACAGAACCGAGAACATTCTCCAGCCGCCAGGCATTGTGGGAGTTGAGGAACGGAGCACCGGCATCCAGCCTGCCCAGGCGAACAGATCGCTCATCCACCTGCAGCTCTTCATCATATTCAACAAGCTCATCCCAACCTTCCCAGCGCATGCGCTGCACGGTGGCCCCTGTCGTCCAGACAATCTCAATGGTGCGTGCATCACGATCCACGCTGTCTGCACGCACTTCTGCAGCCCGCCCCAAAAGCGGCAGGCCTAACGTTTGTTCTGGCATCAGGTTTCGTCTTTCGCTGTGCTGCTGGATGGTTCTGGTTGCGGGCCCGCTTCGAGTTCAGCTTGTGCAAGACCAGCACGGGAGACCTTGCGTGGATCGCTGTCGAGAACCAGGCCGAGGTTGTCGGTCTCCTCAAGGAAGGCAGCTTGTTCTTCCACCACCTCTCGGGGGTCATAGCCACGCTTGGCGATCTGCTGGGGCAGGGAGGTGAAGCCCGCTCTGGTCTCAATAAGATCGGTTTCAGCATCCTGCTTGGGATTAACGCTTTCAAACTTGGGCGGTGCCCATTCAGCTGGCACTTCGAGCGTGTCGATAAGCCCTGCGGTAAAGGCGGCCTCAATAAACCAGGCCCAGATACGCTCGCAGAACATCGGGATAATGATGTGCCACTGCACCTGATCAACCATGCGGCGGAACTCATTCAGTCCAGCGCGGTTGGAGGAGAAGTTGGCCTGACTGAGGTCACCCGTCATCAGCGCATAAGGCACCCGAAAACCCGAGGCGATGATATGCATCTGCACCCGGTTCCACTCTGCAATGCCGCCTGAATGACCGGGTGTGTTGAAGCGAATGTCTTTGCCGCCCCGCGCATAGGCAATCATGCCGGGCGAGAACTGCTCGATCTGGTTGCCGTCAGCATCTTCAACTGAGGGGGCAACAGAAGCGCCGCCATCGCCGTCTTCGCCAAGCACCACACCGACCAGACAGGCTTCGGTTTTCTTGCGCACCATTTCAGCAAGCTGCCAGTCCCCCAGATCCCGCAGCGCTGTCATGGCCGGCGTTCCCCAGGGCACGCCGCGAGACTGCACCCGCTGACGCTCAAACAGGTGCGCTACCATGTCAGAAGGAATGCGAACGGATTCCAGTCGGCGGGTAAAAGCTGAGGTGGTATCGCCCGGATGGTCGGGAAACATCCAGTAGGCAGTACGCTGGCCTGTCTTGTCGTATTCAATGCCCTGACGGATAGAATTGTCTTTGGCCTCGCTTAGGCGAGAGGTATCCAAATGATCGGCTTCCCGCAGCTCGACCTGCAACGGAACCTTGCCTTTCGAGCTACGCTGAGGGCGTTTGATAGCAAAGACCTCGCCACCTTCAATCATCTCACGCACCGCTAAACTTAGCAGCCCATGAAAGTCTGTATGACCATGGGCATCGCAGGACTTGGACCACGCGTTCCAGAGTTTGTCGATCTTCTTGTTGCGCGCTTTGCTCGTTGTTGCCGCCCGTGGCCGGATGCCGGGACCAACCATGTTGTTGACCAGCACCTGAACCGCTTGAGCTGCTAGTGGATTGTTGCGCACCAGATCACGCATGCGCTCCCGCAGAAGACCGCCTGCTGCTGTGATCTCACTATCCGCAGCCGTATTGCTGGAACGCCATCCGTCGCTTAAGCGTCCTTTTTGCGCGCCTTCATAAAGCCGGCGCAGGTTGGCAAGGGTGGCGCGGCTGGCATAGCGCTTTGCAGCCCGCGTTGGTGAGAACAAGGCCAGAGCGCGATCGCTCCAGGTGAAAGGAACGTGCACCGACTTCGTTCTCATCGGATCTCCCGGGTGAACCGAACAAAGCCTGCCACCGGCTTTTTCCTGCCATTTGAGGCAGAGATCTTAGCTTCAATAATGCGAATGCGGGTTAGCAGCTGGGCACCGCTGTCATACTCAACCGTTTTGCCCTCATAGGACACACGGGTGGCACCGGCTGCATAGGCTTTCTTCAAGGCTGCCAGCTCTGCCGATGTCCAGCTCATTTGAACCAGTTCCTCCGTTGTTTGCCGAACCAGGTGTTTTGCTTGATCTTGCGGGAGCGTCGCTGGCGGCGTGGTTGGCCTGCTGGTTCTGGGGTGGATTGCTGGGCTTGCCTTAGCTGGGCTTCCAGATCCTGCCAACGGCTTTCATCCCATCGGTCGATGCCCAGCAGCCATGCCACCGCGCGGGCATAGACGCGGCAATCAAGGGCCTCGTTGCGTTCTCGGGTTTTTACCCATTCTGATTTGGCAAACCCAGTGCGCTTGTTTTTGCGTTGAACCAACTGCTCGGCGGTGATCTGCTTGAACCATTCAGCGGTAATGCCCTGTCCTACATGGATGAAGCCTGCAGGATAGGCTTTGCCAAGAGCAAGGTCTTCGTCGGTGGGCACATTCAAGCGGAAATAGCGATAGGTCTCTAACTTGAAAACGGAAACGGCCACATTCCAAAGAGCCACACCGCGGGAGATTTTGCGCCCGCCCTCAGTCACGTCCACATAGCTTGGCCCATCAACAGGGGCGATGCGATCAAACCCGCCGCGGCCCTTGAGGGCAATCACCTGGCCACGTCCCATCTTGCGCACCCAAGCATAAACTGAATCCACGGTCATGCCATCGCCGGTATCAATGCCAACGCGGGCAAGAGACATGGGCACACCGCTTTCATGAGGCCAGGTACTGGTGCAAAGCTCGGTCAACGCTTCCCAGACGTCATCGCTGAAAACATCGCCATCCAGCGTGATGTGATCAACCAACCAGCTCTCACTACCTCTGCCCCAGGCCCAGACATCTGCCTCTAATCGCCCGGTTCGCTGAACATCAACGCCCATGGTAAGCACCAAGCCGCCATGTGGGACAGTGCCAAGTTTGAAGGTCTCTCGGCGCTCATAGAGCTTTTGCCAATCCGGCGCTTCGCCTTGTTCTTCCCAGGTCTCGCCAAGGGTAGTGTTCTTGAACGCCTTGAGAAGCGCATCCTTACCCTGTGCTGTTTCCCAGGAGCGGGCAATCGCCTCCCAGGACAGCCAGCCAATGGGAGAATAAAGCCCTGAGATATGAAACCCAACAATACCAGCTTCATGGGCCTTGAGGATTAATTCAGGATCTGCAGTTGGTTGCCAGCACGCACCATTTTCAAGATCCATCATCCATGTCTTAAAGCGCTCCTCGATCGGTTGGTCGCAATGCTCACAGAGGTAGCGTACGGAACGCGGAACGCCCCAATCCCACTTGAGGCGCTCGAACTTTAGATGTTGTAGGCCCAGACAATGGGGGCAGGGCACGAAGTAGCGGTTCTGGTCACTCAGCTCGAACTCTGCTTCGATGCGCGAGGCTCCCTTGATGGTTGGCGTGGACGAGATGTAGATCTTCTTGCGCCGGCCAAACGTATGGGTGCGTGCTTCAGCCAACGTGACCGGATCGCCTTCCTCATCCAGATCATCTTTGTAAGCATCCACCTCATCCAGATGCACATAGCGAATTGGCATGGACCTGAGGCCCGCTGCTGAGTTGCCGCCAGCAATGAAGAGATGACCGCCAGGATAGCTTTTTTCCAATTGCGTGTTGCCGCTGTCTCGCGACTTGGCCGGGGCCACTATCCCTCGTATCGTTGGTGTTGCCTCAATCATCGGATCCACCCGCTGGCGGGAGAACCGCTTGGCAGTGGTCTCATTGGCTTGCACGGCTAAAAACGGAGCGGGCGCCACCTCCATGGTGTGCCCGATCCAGTTGATGCCCACCTCCGTCGCGCCAACCTGAGCGGATTTGGCAAAGATGATCTTCTGAGCCCAGTGACTTGGTGAGAGCGCATCCATAATGGCGCGCATAAACGGGGTGCGCGAACTTGCGTATTTGCCGGGTTCTGCTGCGCCCTTTGAGGATAGATAGCGTTTGGCATCAGCCCACTGCGTAACCGTAAGCGCCGGATCCGGGGCCAGTCCCGAAAGCCAGGCGGTTTGAATGTCACTTGTGCCCTGATACTCACCCACCGAGCTCTATCTTGATTTCGGAAAGCCGGGCTAAGTGGTCACGAATGACCTCATCAAGCAACTGTTCCATCTTGTGGGCATCGACGCCAAGCTCAGCTGCCATATTGGCGGCAACACGAGCTGGCAGTTGCAGCCATGAATCTCGTTCTTTGCGCGCCAGATCAAACACATGGTTCACTGCTGCCTGACGGTCGATAAGCTCGCCCTTGAGCTGTTGCAGGAGCAGCTTGGAGCGCTGTGCTTTTAGGGCCTCGTTGGCGGCGCGGGCCTTGGCGTAGGTGATGCCTTGGGAACCGCCGAGTTGGTCTGAGCCTTCAGGAATGGCAGGAGGTGCTGCTGGTCTTGCTTCTTCTGATCTAGATTGCCCAGACTTCGTGTGTTTGCGTGAACGTCGCTTGGAGCCATCGGTTGATGTTGCCCATTGAACATCTGCTTTAGCTGGATCAATGCTGCCATCTGCTTCAAGCGTAATCCTGCCGGATTGGATCGCCTTACGAACGGCCATATCGGTCGCACCAGGTAATTCCAAAGCTTTGCGATGCTCCGCATAAGCGCGCCGAGATAGCCCCATCAGTCCGATCCTTTGAATGGTTTCGGTTCGATTGTGCGTTGGCTTCAGGAACTGACCACAGCTCTGATGTCATCAAAGCTACGCTTATCACCTGCAAGCGTTGCTTGCCTGCCGGTATACTCCTGCCAACGGGCCACAATCACATCGCAGTATTTGGGATCAAGCTCCATGAGCCGCGCCTTGCGACCTGTCTTTTCGCAGGCAATCAGTGTGGAGCCTGAGCCGCCAAACGGATCCAGCATCAGGTCGCCGGGCTTGGTGGAGTTCTCCAGCATCTGCTGAATGAGAGATACTGGCTTCATGGTTGGGTGTTCCAAACTTCTCACCGGCTTGTCGTGATGGATGACAGTGCTATCGAGTGAGCGCATGGTCATCTTCTCCCCTTCAACGATGACCACCTGATCACCCAAGTCGATCTGTAGACTGCCATCCGGCATTACCCGCAAGGATTTGCCATCGTCCTCGAACACAGTCGTATTAGTGCGCCCGCCATACCAGCTGTGAGAGGCTCCAAGTTTCCAGCCGTAGAGGATAGGTTCGTGGCGCCACTGGTAATCGGCGTGCCCAATCACCAAAGCCGGTTTGACCCAGATGAGGCAGCTGGACAGTTTGAAACCGGCCTCTACAAAAGCACGCCGGAAACTCACGCCTTCAGTCTCAGAGTGCGCCACATAGATGGGTGCGCCTACACGCACTACCGCTGCAGTACAGGAAAACGCATCCACTAGAAACTTGCGGAAGGCGTCTTTACTGAGATTATCGTTCTTGATCTTTCCTGCCACCCCTTCGTAGTTCACGTTGTAGGGAGGATCGGTCCAGACAGCATCGATCAATGCGCCATCGCACAACATGCCCATCTGATCTGAAGACGTGCTGTCGCCGCACATGAGGCGGTGTTCGCCCAAAAGCCAGATGGAACCTGGAACAGACGCATGAACTGGCTCTGGTGAGGGAACATGGTCCTCGTCACCCAGTGGAGGTGGTGGAGTGTCTTCGCCTCCAAACCCTAAAAGCTCGCCAAGCTCCTCATCGGAAAACCCCAGCACATCCAGATCGAAGCTGACGTCACTAAGCGCAGCCAGTTCCTCACGCAGCAAGGTCTCATCCCAACCGGCATTTTCCGCGATCCTGTTATCAGCAATGATTAAGGCTCGACGCTGCACCTCGTTTAGATGCGATAGCCGGATAACCGGAACTTCTTCAAGTTGCAGCTGCTGTGCGGCCAGCAGACGCCCATGGCCGGCAATGATGTCGTTGTCCCCGCCAATTAGGATCGGGTTGGTAAAACCGAACTCAGCAATGGAGCTTGCAATCTGCGTGATCTGCCAGTCAGGATGCGTTCGCGCGTTGCGGGCATAGGGCACCAGCTCCGTAACGGGTATCATCTCGACTTGCAAAGAATAGCTCCTGTCGGCTTAGTGCGAACCATGGAAATCAGGGTGCGAACCCGCGAACCTTAAGTGCGAACCTAGGCTGCGAACCCAAACCTCCAAGTTCGCACCTTCAGGTGATTTTTGAGATCAGAGTGCCACCGTTAAAATGCTCGATGCAACAATGCTTTATTGAGACATGTTGCGGTGCAGCGTTCTCATTCGTTTCCGCTAGGGTGCGAACCGCGAACCCAAAGTGCGAACCCAAAATTTTGGTCTGTGACTGGCGATCTGGTGCGCAAAGCCCCACCGCATACGATTGCGGCCCGGAAGGACCCAAAAGCCGGGGTAGGGGAAGCATGGTATGGGATTGCGAGGAGGATATTGCACGGCTTGACTGCGGCTGGAGGAGGAGACCACGGCACCGCCGAGCATAGCGATAAACTGCCCGAGAGAGCCCGATTCTGTCGCGCCAGAAGTACGGGGTCATTTGTAGGGGAGTGCGGGGCAATGCATTTGAACACAGCCCAACGTGAGTGCGAGACAATAGCAGGCGGGATGGGACGGCACCAGCAAGCAAGACGCCTCTTGTTTTAAAGCGCGCACCAGCCACACTCAACGACAGCGACACATCCGCAAAACCAACGGTATGACACCTATAAGCCCTTGATTGTGCGGGTGGGTATGGCATTGCGCGGTACCGAGTAGAACCAACTCAAGCCATGTGTAGGAGGCACAAGCGAGAAGAGGAGCAAGCGCCATGCACGTGACTTACATCTACACAGAGCACCCCCAATGGGGCACAGAAATCCTACGCTATACAAACGAGGAAATGCGAGAGATCTTTGGCGACAAGAAAGCTGAGGAGCTGTGGTCGGGCAAGATCATCCTGCACAAGGGTGGCGCGTACCTGGACATGCTCAGCGCCGCCAGAGAGAAGCTAGCAGCTGAACTGGAAGCCTGAATCTAGCCCAACCCGTAAATAAGCCTGACCCCGCCAGCGGTGCGGGGTTGTGGTCGTGAAACCGAGCAGGGGGCTCGGTGGCAACAGAGGGAAGTTCTATGAGAACCAGCACAATCAGGATTGCAGCACACGACTTAGCCAAGGTCGGATTTGACGAACACAGGCCCTATGAGGCCTGCGACCCGATCGCCCATGCCCTTGATGACAAAGCCGCGATCAAGGCGCGGGTCAATGCAGACAGCATGACACTGACGGTGGAAGTGAATACCAATCAGCTTCTTGATGCAGCAACCACACTGCGAGAACTCGGGCTGATTTGAGCCAGACAGATTTTAGGATATGGATTGTACCCCGCCTCGTGCGGGGTTTGCCTTTTGGCAGGGTGGTTCAGCCAGAAGCCTGATTTGAGGCAATGGAGGCCAATACCCCTTCCGGGTCTCTAGTGAAGCCCCTTCCCGGTCTATGGATGATCATTGGAAACTCAGGTCAAATTCGAAAAGGCCTGAGAGGCACTGCACCTCTCAAGCCAGAATATTCCATGAGAGGCAGGACCTCTCGGTATTCCATATTTTTTAGTCTTTTGAGACTTCCAGTGCGCAAGGATCAAGTAGATCGGAGATCCTCTCGCTACTTGCCTGCGCATTTTCTATGTGATTGCGCACAGTATCAAACAGCGTCAGCAACGCTTCATATTCCTGGGTATGCTCCATGCGCTCGCTCATCACCACGCTCATGGAATAGACTAGATTTTTGAGGTGGTTGGTTGATAATCGAAGCTGATCCACTTCATTGCGAAGGGACGTATGGGCACATTTCTCTTTACCAGTATCAGTCATCATAAAGCCTTCTCTGTTGGCTTGTTGAACAAACCACTCCACAGAAGGCTTGTGACAACCCACTGGTGAGCGGGAGGTTCACAACCTGACAGAGACAGGCGGGTTTATTCCCCCCGCGAGAGGGTATTATATTCACCGCCCTCCCGCCCATAAGCGAGAGCTTGCGTAAGGAGAACTAACTCCAAACACAAATGACCGCGGTTTACGGCTACGGTGACCGCTCTGTAAAAGAGGTTGTGATGCCTCAAGATGACCATGCGATGATTGGCGCAAGGTGTCAATGCAAGGAAACCGAATTCCTCCACAAACCCATGGCATTAGCCGGTAGCAAAGGGCTTTAGTTGTGCACTCTGGAATTGGACGGTTCTAAGAAAATGTCTCTCTGAAAGACATGACAAAACTCTTGGGTGACCTTTTGGAAGCACCTAAAAGCTGATGATTGTTCAGCAGAACTGGAACGTCTAAGGTGCTATGAAACTTGTAAGTGTAACCCATAGCGGTACCGTCGGTTAAAGCTAGCCCAGAGCAGTTAACTGTAGTTTGTGCAGGCTGGAAATTTGAAGATAGTCCTTTGTCAGAACTCATCGATTACTGGATTTCATCTCTTCGCGATATGGAGTACTGCGCCCCTGATATCAAGAAGGGCGTTAACGTGCCCATCAAATGGGATAGCGCAAAAGGTGGCGTGCTTCCTCTCTCTCTTTGTGAGGAGTTGTTTACGGTAGCGGATCGCAAGGTTCAAAGGCGACAGCCTGGTGAACCAATGCTCGAAGAGCTTGCAGTCATGATCGCGCCTTTCTCTTTTCGCCGCGCGGTCTTAGGGCAAAGGCCGAAGGTCTTCGCTCCAATTTGGATAACCGCTTCGGTTGACCGGGAAGGGCGGTTAGCCACGGACACAGAGACACCGCCGTTTCTTGTGAGGGATATGCTGTCGCCAAACGCGAATGCAGATGTTTTGATTGGTGAGGCTGCAGCTCAAGAGTCTTTTCACAAAAGTCACAAGTTTATGCTCACTCAAGGCGGTTGGAGTGAGCAGGTGCGTTACATGAATGAGCTCTGGGAGAATGTAAACGGAAGACCACTTGAAGCCATTCTCAACGATAACAAAAATACAGGTATCTTGAGCTTAAGAGCGGCAGAGGTGCAGGGCATTGCACGTAACCTTGCTGAGAACCTGAAAGGGTTTAAGCAGGTTGCAAGTGAGCAACGTGGCAAAACTTCGCTTCAGGCATTTATTGATTTAAAGAGCTCGGGTGTACAGGCACTGGATGGTTACTCAAAGGACGCCCTTGCGCGCCATTGTGGACACATCGCAAAAGAATTTGGGCTTTCTCCTTCTCAGCGAGAAGCTCAGGCGCAGGTTTCAGCGCTCAATACTGGACAAGTGCTTGCCATTGAAGGTCCTCCCGGGACCGGAAAAACGACACTGATGCAGTCTGTATTGGCAAACGGTATTGTTGAGGCTGCATTACGAGGAAAAGATCCGTTTGTGGTTCTCGCATGCTCTGTGAACAACCAAGCCGTATTGAACCTAAATCAGAGCTTGGCAGAGGCAGCGAACAGTAGTGACGTGAGCACTTTAAGCAAAAGGTGGTTGCCGTCTCCTCGTAAGGTTCTTTCCACTGATGTTGCTGTCGACACTCTTGGCACTTATCTCGCGTCAGAAGGCCAAGTAGAAAACGTTGACGTGAACCAGGTCTTGACGATGACGCTTGAGATCGATGGGAACAAACGCCGGTGGTGCGGAGGGCATACTCTCTTTGAAAGTCGGGAGTACTTCCAAGCTGCAAAATCCCATTTCCTTGAAGCTGCGGAAGCCACATTCTCCAAAAGTTTTGAAAGCGTCACTGATGTTAAACTAGCTCTACATCAGCGCTTGAAAAGACTAGATACTCAGCTGAAAGCGTTCTCTGCTGAGTGTTCTGTGATCTCGACATTGGCGAAAAAGTACGGTTCTGACTGCGCAAGTGTGGTGGAAGAAATCGACGAGCGCTTGAGGCATTGTCAGTGGAATGAAGCTGCACCCGTCGTTGAAGGTCTTGAAGAGACAAAGTCTGCCAAAGAACGGCACATCAGTCATGAGCTTTATGCCGGGCGTGAGCTGCTAAACACTGCTGGTTTTCTCGATAGGCTCTTCCCTCGTCGAAGAGTTAGCAGATCTGCCAAATTCTTTCGCGAACATGAAGCGTTTGACATTGCAAACGCACTTTTGGATTGTCGTAAGCCTATTGATGCAGAAGAGTTTCTTGATCAGCAGATCGCAGCTCAGAAAACCGAGTGTAATAAGCTGGAATCTCAAATTAGAGATTTAGATGTTTATCGATTTGAGTTTGAAGGTCTGCAGACAGATAAGAAACAATTTCAAGCCAGCATGGAGCGTTTGAAAGGCTTGCTCTTAAAGCTTGGCATCGAAGGGCAAAAGTTCATCGAAATGCCTGATTGGTTCCAGTCAAGCAAGACGCAGGATCTTCTAGACAGAGTTTTGCGCCGTGACATGTTCATGTTGGCATGCCGCTATTGGGAAGCTCGCTGGCTGGAGGAAATGGCTCAGTATCTCCCGAAGGTCGAGGCAGAACGTTCCAAAAAAGGTGGTATCAACGCAAATAGCGGAGAGAAGACAGTAAAAGAGCGTTTGCATCGCTACGCAATGCTGACGCCATGTTTTGTTGCAACCTTTTTCCAGGCAGCAAAGTTCTTCAACCTACGACGAGGTAAAAGCGGGGGTTTCAAGTTAGAACCACTTTGGGGCTTCTGCGACTTGATTATCGTTGATGAAGCTGGTCAGAGCGCTCCGCATATTGGTGCTGCTCCATTTGGCTTAGCAAAGGCTGCCGTTTGTATTGGCGACGTCAAGCAAATCAAACCGGTGTCTAAGCTGCCGGATTTTGTCGATCTGGGAAACATTGAAGCGTGTGGCCTGACTGAAGCATTTGCTGATTTAGCAGGTGGTGGGCAGGAAGGACAAGTAGAGGATTGTGGCTTTCGGGCTGGAACCGGGAGCCTTATGGCAGCGGCAATGGCCGTTAGTTGCTACAACCGTGAAGGAGGAAGTGGTATGTTCCTTCGCGAACATAGGCGCTGCTACGATGATATCATCTCATACTGCAATGATGCATTTTATAGCGGACAGATGGAGCCTTTGAAGGGGACAGCGCCACGCGATAAAGGAATGTTGCCTCCGCTCGGTTACGCCCACATACAAGGTCGTGCAAATAAGCAGGGTGGAAGCTGGGCAAATCCCTCTGAAGCCTCTGCCATCGCCCAGTGGATCTCTGAAAATAGAGAGGTATTGCTGAAACAGGCAAATCTGCCGGAAGGACGGTTGAGTGAAGCAGTAGCGTTGATTTCGCCTTTTAAATCTCAAGCACAAGCGATCAAGTCAGCGTTGGCTAAGCAAGGGATTAAGGATGATATTACTGTGGGAACGGTGCATGCTCTACAAGGTGCAGAACGACCTATTGTGATCTTTTCGACCACATACTCAGCGAATGCATCGAAGAAGGTAAATTCTCTGTTCTTCGATAGTGATGCTTCAATCCTCAATGTTGCTGTGAGCCGCGCTAAACTCAGCTTCTTAGTTTTTGGTGACATGAACATCATGAACCCATTGGCGCAGAACGCCTCTAGTATTTTGGCGCGCCGATTATTTGATGATCCCCAAAATGAGATCAAGAACATTGATGCAGCTCCGAAGCTGACCACGCTTCCTGGGATGATGCCTGAGCGAATAGAAACTCTGCAGCAGTTTCAATCGATTTTACGGCGGGCATTTGAACAAGCTCAAAACCGTCTGCTCGTTGTTTCTCCGTTTCTATCGCGAGCAGCAATCGAGGAAGATAACGTCATTGAACTGTACCATGCAGCTGTGAAACGTGGCGTTGATGTTCGCATCGTCTATGACGTGCTCAAAGAAGCTAACAATCAGTGGTTTGTCGATGGACGCAAACTGCTGGAGGATAGTGGTGTAAAACTGATCGCTGCGCACAACGTGCATAATAAGACGCTCTGCGTTGATCACGACTTCATCGTGGAGGGGAGCTTCAACTGGCTCAGTGCTAACCGTCAAACCTTCTCGCAGCAAGAAAGAGCATTTCTGCTGAGAGGGGCTGAAGTTAGTCAGATGATTGATGAGGTATGGGCGGAGTACAACGAAAGCACATTTGCCTAACGTCGTTCTAAGCTTCTCATACTGGGGTAACTGAGTAATTTTTGTATCGTCAGAATAGCAGCCACAGCGCGGCGATGTGCGGTGGAGCGGGTGAGCCCGACCTGAATGCAGATGGGGCGCCAGCGGAAACCTTCCGCCCGCATCCAAAGGATTTTCCGGTCATCAGGCTCAGGGACGTATCGTAGCCAATCAATGGCTTCTTCCATGCGCTGAATGTCCTTGGCGCTGGGCACCGCCCGGATTTGGGTTTTGTTGTAACCATAGGCTTCATGAACATCATGGATAACCTGCGGCCAGGTGTTGCCATCCCGCCGTGGTGTGGATCTTGGTGGATTGGGCAAGCGCCGCAAGGTGCTGGCGGCAAGCTCCAATCGGTCGACGATCTGGGTGGTGTTCAGGGTCAAGCAAGTATCTCCTAGCTGTTGGACTGAGGCGTTACCTGCGCTTCCAAAACGCTGTGCAGTACGCGGATATGGAAGTTGCGAGCTGCCATGATGGGTTCAGCCAGGGTGATCAGTTGGCCGGGCGTGGGAGCGATCGTCTTGCTGCTGCGTCTCCAGGCCTGGCAGGTGGCAAAGATCACATCGGTTGGATAGGTGCCCAGATCCTGGATCCAATCTTCAATCAGTTGTGTGATGGCCTCTGGTGAGAGCCGTTTTTGCGGATAGTGGTTGAGAAGCTGACCAACAGCCAGGCTCACTGGTTTTGACCCACCAGGTGCGTTGGCCTGTGTGAGTGTGCTGAGGAGTTGCTCCAGTTCCTCAATCTCTTGAGCCGTTCTTGGTGCTAGTCGTCGTTCTGGCCGGGAGACTATCAGCTGCTGCAAGAGCCTCATCCCAGGCTCTCTGCCAAACATGGGAAATGGATTTTTTGCGCTTGGAGGGTTCATGGGATCGAACAGGTTGCTCATGGTAGTTCTCCTTGGCTTGTGCTGGAGGTTTTGCCCGATGTTGCTCACAGGTCGGGTTTTGGGGGTAAGGGGGAAAAGGTTCTTTTGATGGTTCTAAATGACGGTTCAAGGGGGGCACCACGTGCCGGTTGGTAGCGGCACCACATGCCGGTTGGTGCGGCACCACGTGCCGGTTGGTGGTGGGGCCTTCCGGCACACCATGCCGGTTGCTTGTTCCCGATTTGATCGCCGGTAAGTTTTCTAGGGCAGGATGGTCATTTTGATCGGGGATGGCCTTGCGTTCGGCAAAGCCGGTGAGGACGAAAATATCGGACCGCCGAGAACCATTGGCACGACGACGCTGGTAACGGGTGACGAGGTTCAACACCTCCAGATGGGTTAGGCAGTTGCGGAGTTTGCGCTCCGAGCAGCAGCACGCCTCCTGCAACGTGGCTTGCGATGGCCAGCACAGGCCGTACTCATCTGCAAAGTTGGCGATGGTGATGAGCACAAACTTCTCGATTGGATCGGTGATGTCGCTCCGCCCGTAGGCCCAGGTGATAGCTTGAACGCTCATAGGTTCGAAATCCTGTTCTCGCGGATTTCCTTTTGCCTGAGCCAGTCGAGTACAGCTTCCCGGCGATAAAACACCCGCCGTCCAGTGCGCACACATGGTGGACCAATGCGCATGGTCTGCCAGCGGCTCAGTGTGTCGACACAAACGCCAAGCTCTTTGGCCAGCTCTGCCCGTGTCATCCAGCCATCAAGAATGGCCTTAGGTTCTGTTTGTTCAAGTTCCGGGGTAGGGACGTTGTCTTCCATGTGCTCCTCCAAAGCAGAACCGCTCGGGCTCAAACGGTTTGCAGAAGAGCTAAGCATGGAAGGTCAATAGGCGCGTAGGCGTTGATGGGCGTTCATAGGCGTTCAAACGCCTGGGCATTGCCTATTGAGGCGAAATAAACTTCTGAGTAACGCAGCTCGACATCTGTAATGAGACGCAAAACTCATCTCGCCTAGGTCATGAGGGATTGGAATATCCTATAGATATCAATGGGTAGTTTTAGAGTTTCGGTCGCTGCAAAACCACTCAGTATTTCAAAAGATTGACGCATTGGTCAAATCAACTTTGTTGGGACAACACAATTGAAAGATTGGCCTGTTGTTAGCCGGGAAAGATCTTAAATTTTGCTGGAAATTACCTGACCTAAACGGCAGGCTGAATGCGAGCTACATGCGGCGGCGTGTTCTTTGATGAGGCCCAATAGAAGCTGGATGCCACAAGGCAGGACTCAAACAGCAGACATTAGTCGCAGGTGATTTGCCTTGCGTCTCAACTTTTCTTCTTCATGATGTTTGGGTTGCGTGAGGGGAGGGAAACCAATGACGCTGCCATCAAAAGAGTATTTCACCTTAATTGAAGCTGGCGTGCGCTGGGGAGCTCCATTAGGCACCATTGCAGGTTGGGCAGAAGTTGGCCGGTTTCGCATTGTCACAAGCACGCCGCATATCGCCTGCGGTGATCGACGGGTTTTTGGCATGGTGGAGCTGTTTGGATCAGATCTGTTCAGGATGCTGAGTACGACAGGAAAGCGCTCCCGCTGTTGTTTGGTCCGGCGTGTGATCCCGTTTCATCAGGACTGTACTGAGCTGCTTTATGTGACCAAGCCAGAACAAGGTTTGAGGGTCCAACCCGATGAACTCTGGATTCCAGCCATCGATCTTTATCGCTTTGAAGAGAAGTACGGCCTTGCCCAGCGCGCAGGCAAAGGTGGACGTGAGCCGAAATATGATTGGGAGGGAATGTGGGCACCGCTTTGCGCGCATGTCTTTTCAGAAGGCGTGCCTGCTACCATGCAGGAGTTGGCGAATGAAGTACAGGCCTGGTTTATTGAGGCGTCTCCAACCGGAGAGGCGCCTGATATGAGTACCATCCGCCGCCGTATTCGCCCCATTTGGGAAGCGCTGAAGAAGGAGCAGGAGAATTAGAGGGAGGTGCAGCAATCTGCTGTGTTTGTTGTGATGGTTTTTGTTTCACATACTCCGCCACCGCATTGACGCTATCACGCAGTGGAGATTCCATTAGATGGGCATAGCGTTGTGTAGTGCTCATCTGAGTGTGACCTAAAAGACGACCAATGATTTCAAGGGAAGCGCCGCCCGAAACCAAGAGAGAAGCAAAGGTGTGACGCAAGTCATGAATGCGGACGTCGGAGATTTCTGCTTGCTTCAAGATGCCTTGCCAATAACGGCGCATTTCATGAACGGGTCTGCCAGTCCCATCTCCTGGAAACAGCCAGGGACAGTCCTCTGGTACAAGTTCTAACCGCCGTCTCACTAGATCAGCCACTTCTGCTGAAATGGGCAGGCGATGGGTGCGCTTCTGTTTGGTAGTTGTGGCAGGCTTAAACCACGTGAGTAGTTCCAGATTGAAGTGTTCAAAGCGAGCATGACGCACTTCTCCAAGGCGGGCGCCAGTTAGCAAGCACAGGCGGATGACATCGGCTCCGCGTCTGTCTTCACTGTTTTCTAGCGCTTCCGAGAGACGGTTGATCTCATCAAAGGACAGAAAGCGCTCGCGAGCATTCTCAGGACGCTTGTGAAAGCCTTGCGCAGGGTTATCGGAGCGCATCTTCCATTGCACAGACAGATTGAACATCTTGCGCAAGATCTCACCAAGCCGGTTAGCGCGGATTGGTGTCGGGCAGGGGGTAGATCGGCGTAGTAGTTTCTTGGCAGGACGGTGACGCCCAGCAGCCATTTCACGCAAGAGCTTGTTGACATCGGCTGGAGAAATCTCACGCACCAGCCGGTTGCGCCACTGCGGCAAGACCAGTTTGGTCAGCATAGAAATCTGGTCAGAGCGGTTACGGGCGGCAAGCTTGGGCAAATGCTCGTCAATGTAGCGCTCAACCAAATCGCTCATGCGCGGCACAACACGTTCTGCTTCTCGGTTGCCCAGCGGGTCGCACTCCATCTCAATCTCGCGGCGGATGGTTTTGGCACGTTCTCGGGCTGCTACCACGCTCCAAGCGGGCCACATGCCAATGGTATAGCGGCGCTGGCGACCATTGACACGGTAGGAAAGATTAAACGCCTTGGAGCCAGATTTATAGATCACCAAGGCAAAGCCCAGGACTTCAGTGTCAAACAATTGATACTGGCGCACGGTGGGCTTTGCAGCGCGTGCTATCTTTTCTGTAAGGCGTTGACGACTAGGCAC